AGCTTGAATTGCGTTTGATCCATGGTCGCGATCGTACTGCCGTCGACCCAATAGTTGCTGCCGTCCTTGGCTTCCTTTAGCGATAGCGTCGTATCGGCTGCCGTCGCGACCTGGCGCTCCACCAGCAAAGCGCGGTCGCGCAGATAGGGCGACGCCGTTTTCATCAAGGTACTGGCGTGAGATTCAGCGCGCACACCTGGCTCGCCCTTCCCCTGCATGATGTCCGGAAATCCCGACAGCCAATTGATCTGCTCAATAACGAACTTGATCATCGGCATCATTTCAGGCGGAATTTTTGGCGTCAGATCCTTGACATCTGAGCCCTGTTCCAAATTAACATAACCGGCGCCGCGGAACTGACCGTATTTTTCATCATCGATGCCGTTGGAGCCGGTAAACGCCAGTATCTTGTCCACCTGCAAACCAAACAGACGCTTCGCATCGTCGCACCACGTCGACAACAACGCCTGCGGCTCGATGAGATCAACCAATTCCGAGCGGCCCCAGAACCAATTAGCGACTTCGTTGGGCTGGATCAGCGTATAAGGCTGCAACCCGTTGACGCCGGTCAAATTCATCTTCTTACCGAACGGCGCAATAATAATATCGGGCTCGATCATGATGATCGTCGTGTAATCCGCGTCGTCCTGTACCCAAAGTTCATGCACATTGACGACATCGGCGCCGACCTGCGGCCCCATGATCGCGTAATTCGGATCGTTGTTGAGCTGAACGATGCCGCCGGGCAGCGGGCGCGTTGCGCCAGACACTCCGGTCTGCAAAGCCGAGGTCGACAGCACCTGATGGAAATACGATTGCGGGTCCGACATGGCCTGCCCGCGCATGGCATGGCCGCGCACCCGCTCAAACAGCTTCTTGGCATTCGGCAGATGGTAAATCCGCCGCCAAACCTCCGGCAACGTCATCGTCGTGGTCTCGACCATGGCCGCCTGGCGGTCGATCTCGTTCTCGGATTCGTTATAGACGCCAAACTGCCACGGCATCACCAGCTTCTTGTAATAGACCGGCGTTTGGCTCGATCCTTCGACCTGGACCCATTGCTTGAGCAGGCACGCACCATATTTCAACGACTGAAACACGCCAAGAGCGAAGGCGTGATCGGTATTGGTGCGCTCCCAGGAGCGCGTCAGCGTCTTGGCGACCACCGCGGCGCGCTGCAAGTAATTTTTTGGATAGGTTCGCTCAAAATCAACCGAGAATTTTAGCTCGACGGGACTGAACAAATGCGACGTGGTTCGGTTAAGATGCGTCGTCAGCATATTGATGAGCGCCTTGGTGCCGTCGTAGCGCCCAGTCTCGGCGATAGCGTTCATCAGTCGGCAATACGATGCCCGCATTCCAACACTGATACGGCACATCTCGATATGTTCATTGGCAAAAGCCAGTAATTCACGTTCGCCCGTAGGGACAGTGATCACTTAGAACCCCTGCATCTTCCTGGCGACGCGCATGGCCGCGCGAGCACCGGCATTGGGCTCTATCCCCGTCGTGATCTTGCCGTTGACCGCCACGGCACCTTGAGAAATCCCGACGCCATATTCAGCCCCGTTTGGCTGGAACCCAATGTTCATTGGCGAACCTGCCCTCAAGCGTTCCATAGCGGCGTCAGCCTGCTTCATCTCCATCGAGGCAATATCGCCCAGCCGCATATTATCGTTCAAATTGGTGATCTTGAGCGCCGCCATGTCCTCTTTGGTCGATCCAGTGATCTCCGCGGCGCGCTCGACCCGCACTTCCGACCCGGCCTCGATATCCCGGTAGGTCTTATCGGTCGCCTTCATCCGCGCACTGCGCAACGACGGCATCTGAATGACCTCACCGCGGTCGGGTATGCCGATTTCCTCGGTGCACAGCGGGCATACCCTTGGGAACGCCAGCGCGGCATCCCACGGGAACGCGGCGCGGCAGAACGGGCAACGCAATTTCATCGATATCTCCAAGCGTTGCGGGTCATAGCCCGCTGCTGTACCTGCCGGACCTGCCGCTTATGGGCGAAGAACATATCAAGACGGTTGCGATTGAACAAGGCGACCTGATCGACGATCGATGCCCGCTTCTTGGCCGCCTCTGCCTCGCGGGTGCGGCGCTGGGAAATCATGTTGTTCTTGAGCTTGGTGTCCCAGAAATAAGCCGCGAGAGCTGCCGAGATTACCCGGTCGTCGCGCATGCTTTGTGGAGCGCCGATGGAGTCGCCCTCGCGCGCAATGGCCTTCATTTCTTCAATCAGCGACGCCGACCGGATGTGCATCTTGGCCGTCGACACGAAATCGCGCATACGCTCAAGAATCAAAATCTTTAGTTTCGTGTTCGTGCTCCAGTGCCAATTGGAGCCGGCGCCCATCGCATCTGGGCGGGTATAAATGTAGGTCTTGACGTTCTTGAAAACCGAAGTCAGGCCGCGGTCTTCCAAATCCTTGCGAATCGAGCGATCATTATCGATCTGGAAACGTAGCGACTTCAACTCGTTGAACACCGCCGAACCAGGGCCGTTGATCTCAAGGATGTAACTGATATCGGCGCCGTTGCCGTACCAGCCAAGTAGGCTGGCGATAACCCACGCGAACTGACGAGTCGTGATCAGCGGCCAAGCATACTCTGCAACCTGATCAAGCCCGTCAGCGTAACATCGCCCAATGAAGATCGAGGACCGATCATTGTTCTCATTCTCGCCAAACGCCGGGTCGATGCCCATAACATATTGCGCACCCAGCTCGGGTTCTTCCCATACTTTAAGCTCAACTGAACGCATATTTTGAGCAGGATAAATCCGCATAGCGCTGAACTCGTCGCCAGCGATATACATGAAGGTTTTGGCTTTGTGTTTGACATAGGCGTTAGTCTGATCGGTGAGCTGCTTCGATCCAAAAAATACCGCTCCCGTTTGCTGGAACGCTTCTTCCTCGGTCCACGCCTGCTCGGCAAGCATGACGGAATCGTCCTCGCCGTCTGCATCATCAGCATCTTCCTCATCGCTGTAATTGGGATCGAATTTCCGGCGCACCCATGCTAGTTGCTCGGGTGTTATTTCGACGCCGTATTGCTCCCTGACTGCTTTTATTTTTTCCAACTCTTTATCGGACGGCGGCGTTAAACCGTACAACTGAAAATCAGGTTCGTTCTTGCCAATCTGTTGCGACGGCTTCGACCACCACCCAAGAAACAAAGTTTTGCAATGTCGATCATCCTTCTTGGCACGCTTCCAAAGCTGATACCATTCATTGAATCCGCGAGCAGTCGATTCGTAGATGTAAAGCCGGTCGGGATGCAGTTCCGATAATGACTGCTCGAAAGACTTCAACCCCTCGGCATTGTCATATGAACAAAGCTCGGAAAGATGGGCCATAGTCAGACCTTCCGACCGGCCCAATGTGCCACTCGATTTGCTTTTTTTGACGCCCGCCGACATAAAAATCATCGATGAGTCATTGACCAGTTCAAAACTATCGCGGTTACCAGCGCCAGTTCCCTTGACCTTTGGAAATTTCAAGCTACCGGGAAGGTTTTTAACCATCGTCACGAGTTCTTTGCGCGCACTCTCTTTGTGCGGCAAGGTATCAAACACGAGGGCGCCTTTAAGCCCCTCATGAGTGCCGAGATAAAAGATAGACAGGGCTCGGGCGATCGTCGACAGACCGAGCTGCCGGCTTTTCAGGACAAAAACCTTGTGGATGTCTTCTTCGAGACCGTCAAAAACAGTCGTAATAAACTTGCGCTGCCCATCATACAGCGCGTCGCCGAGACATATCCGACCAGCATCTTTCGAATTAACAAAACATCGGCGCAAAAACTCATAGAACGCCGTTTCTGCCTTGGCGCGCTTCGCTCTGGACCATCCTGCCATCAGGCAGGCTTAGCCGATAATGAACAGAAATTCAACGCCTTCCGAACGCCCCTTGCTGGGCTTTCAACTCGCCAATTTTGTCCAAGGCAAGCTGAAGCCGGGTCGACACGGTGGAGTAGAAGGTCGCCGGATCCGCGGCATTGTCGAGCAGCAAGACTTCGATAGGGTCCCCCGACTGGGCCGGCGGGATAATCACGCAAGCACCTCCGAAGCCGGCATCGGCATTGTGCTCAATGCGCTGCGCCATCTTCTTGAACGGCTCAGCGTTGTTCGGAGCCTGCAGTTCCTCAGACATAGCGATGCCCATATTGGTTCTTGATTTCCGAATTGATGAACTGGCCGACAGACGGCGCGTTGGCGCAGGCTTGCGCTACATCCTCGGGCACGCCTGCATAGGCGCTGGTCTTGCCGCTCTTGGCCCAGGTGACCAGCATCTCCTGGCTATCGCTATCGTAAGCAACCGCAGAGACCATGGAGCTATAAACAGACTGGGACCAGCTCATATCACGACCCTTTATTTAACTGGTCAGTCATAATCTGGTGCAAAAGCGGAAGCAACACTGCATCCGTGTCCTCGATACTTTCATCGCTGAAAAGCAAGAATGGAATTCGCAATATCTTCATCTCGTTCGGATCAAACGAAGGATGATTCGGCGGCACACGCCACAGCAGGATACGCCGACGTTCCTTCTTATGTTCGCCGAGACTCCAAAACTCGCCGGACATTTCAGGCACGTACTTGACCTGGCGCGACGGCAGTTTGATCAGTTGCAATTTTGGCTCGCG